AAGAAAACGAAAACGGCAATACTACTATTTAGGAAATTGATAATAGTAGAGAACATACTTAAAGATAAAATCTAAGTATACTATAATGGGAGGTCCAAGTCCAAGATGTATTCACGATAGAGTCCGGGCTCGTTGTGTAGAATGTGGAGGTTCAGGTATTTGTATTCATAAGAAACGAAGAAACAGATGCAAAGATTGTGGGGTAGGTAGTCAATTATGTAGTCATGGTAAAGAAAAGAATGACTGCGTAGAATGTGGTGGCACTTCTATCTGCGAACACGGAAAACGAAGAAGACGATGTGTTGAGTGTGGTGGGGCTGCTATTTGCGAACATAAAAAAAATAGACAAAATTGTTTAGAGTGTAAAGGGTCATTGTTTTGCATTCACGACAAGAAAAAGACCAGATGTAAAATATGCGACGGAAAAGAATTATGTAAAGCACCATTATGTGAAACAAGAGGTATCAAAAAATACGAGGGATACTGTTTACCTTGTTGCATTCATTTTTGTCCCGATATACCTATTTCGCGAAATTACAAAACAAAAGAAAATGATGTCGTAGACCACGTGAAAAATAAATTTCCGGATTTGTCTTGGGTATGCGATAAAACAGTCCAAGGTGGTTGTTCGAAGCGTCGTCCAGATTTACTGTTAGATATGGGTTCACATATTGTTATTATTGAAGTAGATGAAAATAAACACGATTCTTATGATTGTTCTTGTGAAAACAAACGACTTATGGAAATTTCACAAGACCTGGGACATAGACCTATTGTGTTTATCCGTTTCAATCCGGATAACTATGTTAACGCTGATGGAAAAAAGATTGGTTCTTGTTGGAAAGTAAATGGATATGGTGTTATGCAAGTGTCTAAGATAACAGAGTGGGCGGAAAGAATAAATACATTATTATTGCAAATTCAATATTGGATTGATAACAAACCAGAAAAAACGATTGAAATGATTGAACTTTACTATTAATTTATAACTTTTGTTATAGATTAATTATTTTACAATGGTATAATTTTTTATTTGTTTTTATAAAGAATGATTTGCGGATAGAATTTTTATTTGTTTTTATTTGTTTTTATAAAGAATGACTGCTTAATACAGCACGATTAATTGCTATACGCGATGCCGGCCATGCCCGACATTACGCGTAGGACGTTATAGTTAACGGCGTAAACACGAACCTTGGCAGTAGCACTTCCGGAAACGGTACCGGCAGAAAGAACAAGCTGAAGAACGGCGTTGTCAATTCTGGAGAAGTTGCAGCTGCCAGAAGGCTGGTGCTCCTCGGGGCGAAGGGCGAAAGAGTAAACGTTCACACCAGAATCGGGGGCACGGGTGTGGTGTTGGAAAGGCTGGACTGTATCGAAGTAAGAACCCTCACGCTCGGAGAAGCGGTCCTGACCGTTAAGCTGAAGCTTGGCGGTGACAACGGGATTCTCACCCCAACAGTGCATGTCAAGGGCGGTCTCGGCAAGAACGAATGTTCCGGCATCAGATAGACCTTGGGTGTCAGTGACAAGGGCGTTACCCTCAGCGTTGAATAGACCAGAACCATCGATCATGTTGCTAGCATCAGAGGTCTCGGTATCGGCACCACCGAAGGCACTGACAGAGTTGGGTAGAGCATCGATGGCATCGGTGTAGTTAAAGGGTTGGGCGCCAAGAGTCTTATATAGAGTCTCGCCACCAACAAGAGAGTTACAGTAGTCAACGTTGGAATCAGGCTGAACGACCCAGATAAGCTCCTTACAGGGGTGGTTGAAGTTAAGCTTGATCTTGTTGGAAGAAGAACCAACAGACTCGTCACCAGTGAACTGAACCTGCTCGATTAGATACTCGTGGGGGTTCTGTGCCATCTTGCGTCTCTCGTCGGTATCAAGGAAGATATAGTCAACGTATAGAGAGGCAGCAACTAGAGATTGCTGGTAGGCATTGGAAACAGATTGAGAACCAGAAACTCCGTCCATTGAGGAAACAGCCCATAGACACTCGCCAATAGGACGGAAATCAATGTTGATCTTAACCTCGTGGTATTGAAGAGCAATAAGAGGAAGAGCAAGTCCGGGGTTACGGCAAAACCAGAACTGAAGAGGAACGTATAGGGTAGTCTCGGGAAGAGCATTACGGGGAGCACAAACCTGGTTGGGAGCACCGGAAGCGGCACAAGGTCCAGAAACACCAGCGAATCCGGGCTCAGTGACGTATGTAAGCTGAGTGGTGTTACCAATCATCTTGAAGTAACCAGCCTGTTGCTCCTTGGATAGAGTTAGCTGATTCCAGATGTGCATCCAGTCACCGTATTGACGGTCGATTCTCTGACCTCCGATCTCAACCTCGACCTGAGCGACCAATTGCTCTCCAATGAAATCTAACCAACGGGCATACACATCATTAGCGTTCATGTTCTGGTTAATCTCGGGAAGAGTAACCTGAAGATAGGTGCGGTAGGCAAGATCACCATTTCTGCTAATAGTACATGTGACGCGACGACCGAAGTCAGCCTGTCCAGAGAAAGTCTGCTCAATAGACTCCATAGCGAAGTTGGTGTGGCGTCTGTATGACACCTTCCAGAAAGTAATCTCGGGGGTTCCAGTAAGGAAAACGTCTTGGGCTCCGTAAGCCACTAATTGCATTAAACCACCGGCCATAGCTAATTATATATATTAGAGATAGAAAATAATTTCAAATAATACGCGTTTTAATTGATTTATTTTTTTTGTTACAAGTTAATTTGCTAAATATTTTATGGTATAACAATTACAATTTGTAATACAAAATCACAAATTGTATAATAGGAATAACAGATTTTTCTATTCCTAAATTAGTGGGGGTATTTCAGTGAGATCTGGGGTCACTGTTTCCCATACAGAAACAAAGACTGGGTCGGTTGATAATCCATCAGACCACCCCATTCCTGGTGCGTATTTATTACATTTCATATATTTCGTATGATTTACAAAGTGATTGTCGTGTAGTGTTTTTGTAAAATATTCCAGATCTTCTTGTGTATTGAAATCGTGTTCTATTATGACAAGACGTATACCATCTAACAAATTGGGGAAACTTTTCAACATGGAAACAAAATTTCCTTCATTATCTATTACTAAGACACTAAAGTCGATTTTATATTTTTCACATAACTCATTATATGTAATAACATTGACTTTTGTAGAATTTGGTAAAGGGTCTGTAAAAGTATACCATCCCAATGAATATAGCGGTGTTTCTGATATCGCAGAAAATTCAACTTGAAATTGTAGCAAATTATTATCACGATTCAATAACAATTGATTTGCTTCTATTAACGAAGGTTCTACTACTACATGGTTCGTTTTATCTTCTAAAATTGTATTTATTACGCAGGAATTTCGTCCCAATGAACCACCGAACTCCAATACACGGTCATCTTCTCGTATAAACTGACACGCCATCAATTGTTCGGGAATTTCATTACACAGTTGTTCAATTGGCTGAAAATGAGTTAATTTTTCATGAATTGGTTTCAGTTTTTTCAAAACTATTTCATCTATTTCTGAATCTAACATTTTTACACTTACCCATATCTACTATATCGTTTTTAAGTTTTCATATCACTAAATAGTTTAACTATTCAAGAAATTCGTGGAGGTAATATTATCAGAAATAAATGTTTCTAAATAATTCTCTTGAAAGAATTCTTGTCGTTGTTCATGCTTCTTTGAAAATACATAAGTATCATTGTTTTTTTTCACAGTCCATCCTTTTTCTAATGCGTTTGTCAAAAACAACATTTTTTGAAAGGTATGTTTTTCGATTTTTATATTAGTAGGTAACTCAAAATTCATTGGTTGCGGATGAACTGTACTTGTCATTTGTATACAGTGGAAGTATGTATATTTTCATTCATACCAACGAATTCAGCAAAATTGAAAGTTTTTTATACATTATATAATAGTATCTAATTACCTCATTCGAATTCCACGTTTGTATTACACTATGGATTCGTTCATTTACATTTTCGTTATATTGATTTCGCTATATTCGATTGTTTATAGTGAGTTACCATTTATAACTCTCTTTTCAAACAAAATATTTACTACAGATGTATCTCACGATAATACTACCCCGACGAATAAAATTGACCCGTATTACGACTTGAACTTACAAATAGCACTGCAACACGTTATACAAGCATTTCAACAAAATCCCGAACCCAATATTGATCTACACGCTCTTATTGGATATGCAAACCGATTGGAAACGCGACTAGATCATTTATATGAAATAAACGAAAGTGTCAATTACGATGAACGAATTTTATATGAGGAAAAAATGAATATCATACAACATTCCAATTTTCGCGGGAGTGATTTACTGCATCATAATATAAATGAAACGAAAGAACTTATTACTATTATCACAAATATTACAAAACATTATCCAATACAAATGTAATTATAAACCTTCGGTCTTTGTATTTTTGTATTTTTTGTTTTTACAGATTTCTACATAAACCTACATAAAAACTCATTTGTAATATTCTCTATCACAATCGGTTCTCCATGTCCAAGAAAAAACCACCCGTTAATTATTCCATTGATGAAAAACATATAGAGATATTAACCGGATTTGAAAAGAATGAAACTGAAATTATACCTTCGTTACGCTCTGAAAAGGAAGAATTAAAACGGAAAATCACTTCATTACATAAGAGACAAACGGGTGAATATATGGAATATCGCGACCGTATCTTTGAAATTAACCAACAGATCAAACAACTTCGTAAAACAGAGAAAAGTTATTTGTTAGAGAACTCACCTTTCATTTTTGATTACTTTGAACAAAAAAAACAAATTTCGGCTACGGTTGAATCGTTGACCTCTTCCGCAAAAGCAATTCACTCTTTCTTTAAAATCAAAACGAACTCGAATCAACACGAGAATATATCCATGTCCAAATACGACCATTCCAAGAGAAATTATCAACAATATTGGCGAAATGTCACGAATGAGTTGACGAATCAAAGTGATTATTTTATAAATACTGACGTATGTGATATTTGTAATACAGGAGAACTTGTTCCACAAGATGAAGAAGGTATACTTATTTGTAATAATAAAGATTGTGGTCGTTTTGTTACTTATATTGTTGACAATTCAAAACCGAATAATAAAGACCCACCAAATGAAGTCTCGTATACCGCATACATACGCCTTAACCATTTTAAGGAGATATTATCGCAATTCCAAGCAAAGGAAACTACACAAATTCCAGAAGATGTCATTAACGCAATTCGCGCACGAATAAAGAAAGAACGTATTGTTGACTTGAAAACCATTAATTATGACAAAATGCGCGAAATTCTACGTAAACTCGGTCTGAATAAATACTTCGAACATATACAATACATCAATTCTCTTTTTGGTATCAAACCGCCCGTGATGAATGAAGAACTTCACGAAACCCTTTGTGTTCTCTTTATTGAAATTCAAAAACCGTGGGCGGTCCATTGTCCTCCTAACCGAACCAATTTCTTTAATTATACATATACTCTCTATCAACTATGTGTGCTTCTCGACCAAACACAATATTTACCCTATATACCCATGATGAAAGACCGGGAGAAACAATTGGAACAAGATATGATATGGAAGAAAGTGTGTAATGATCTGGACTGGTTTTTCTTTCCCTCGGTATAAGCTACATTCATACGAAGAACCTATATAGAAACATTCATATTGTTATATATATTAGAATGAATTATCCTTGTGATATGGGGGTTGAGTATAATGGGGATTTTGAATATCGCGCCACTTTACGTAATTTATTTGTTATGAATTCAGATAAATTTCCTGAAATTACAAATCCAGATATTGACACAGTCACTCGCGACGAAGTCGAATATGACGATGAAACGACCAGTCAATTCATGGATTTCGTTTATTCAAATACAAAAACAGACCCCGTTTTTATTGAATTATATACAAAAGCCGCATCCTTTATGTTTTCAGAAGACCCTGAAATTGGACTTGCTGTGTTGTTTAGTTATGATTATTTGACTTTATTTCATCCTTGTCTTTCTCATTTTTTTAAACATAATACTCTTTCTCGTGAAAACCCACAATATATTGGTCTATATAACAAACTTTTTACCAAGTAAAACAAATTATAACAAACACGTTTTGTTATAATCATTAGTCGCGCAGAGGGCGCTGGTGTTTCTCTATTATCAATGGCTCGGGGATCATTGTGGGCAGTTTGTCTATCACATTCAGTGATTGCAATGGTTTGATATCTGGTTTCACCGGTGTTTGGGGATTTACTAAATTAGTTGAACCGATACCCAATAAACTTGATTCTATATCACAAGAATTATGGGATAAATTTGACGATGCTACCCTTCCTGATAATAACCCGTTTCCTGCGAAAAATGTTTCCAATGGTTTGCCATTTCCGCCATTCTCATATGTCAGATATTCCATTCTTTGAATATGCGATTTCTGTTCTACTTGATAATCGCCACGATTGTTTTTATTTCTCGTTGATGCCATTTACTATACCTTTATATTTTTTTATTAGTGATTCGCATTATCAGTCTTCTTCTTCTTCTTCTTCTTCTTCTTCTCCTTCTTCTTCTTCTTCTTCTTCTTCTTCTTCTTCTTCTTCTTCTTCTTCTTCTTCTTCTTCTTCTTCTTCTTCTTCTTCTTCTTCTTCTACTTCTTCTTCTTTCGCCGGCTTTGGTATATTATCAAGAAATTGTTTGTCACTTGTTATAATGTATTTTTCATATTGGGTATTATTTATTTTGTCATTCCAAATATCCGGTTGAACGAACATATAGGTGTTTGTTGTTTCGTCTTTGCCTTCATCTTGGTTGTCTATCATACCTATATATTCTAATTTATCATTGATGACAACACCCTCCCACATGTTAGTTTTGTTTTCACTAAGATATTTTGTTAAAGCAGGATGATTGATTTGTATCACCGGGTTAGAAGTAAACAAATTCAATACTTGTTTTTTCATTGTTCCCATTTTTCCAAAAATTTTCTTGAATTTAGCAGACGTTTTATTGTCGTTAATGTATCTTTCTATTGCCTCTGTTATCATCTTGTTACTTTCACCCAGATGGTTTATTGTATCTACTATTTTCGTGATTTTCAAAAATTTCTGTGTGTCTTCATCATTTCTCAATACATTTATTTGTTGTGGATGTTCTTTCAAATAAATAGTTTCTAGACTTTGTAACACGTTTATAAATTTGGTTATGTTTGCGTTTTTATTTAGTCCCTGAATTTCATTCGTAATTTTAGTTTTCTCACCTTCAAGATGTAGTATTTGTAATCCTTGTATATTCTTTGTAATATTGTCTAATTTACCTCGTTGTTCCTTTGTTTTGATATCGTTTATTTCTCTTTCGCGTTTACGTGGTAGACCAGATATGATACTGACTATTTTTTCTAAGTTCTTACTTTGTAGTCCTTTTTGTAATTCTATTTTTTCAGCATCGAAACTTTTTGTTAACTTTGTTTTGTCAACTTCGCTACTATTTCTTGTCGCCATTAAACTCGCAACATGTTGTATTTCGTTAACAATTAATGTTAATTTATTTTTATTTATTTCTTCTTTTTGTTTTACAGCTTCTTGTTGTATTTTATTACTAGCTTCTTGTTGTATTTTATTACTAGCTTCTTGTTGTTTAATTTTACCCACATCATTAATAATATTTATAATATTTGTTAGTCTTATTGTACGTAGGGTTTTTGAAACGGTGTTGTGCTGTGTATTGAGTTCATTTTTATTATCTTCTTCCTTTTTTTTATCAATTAACCCGTTTATAGTGTTGACTATATTTTGTATATTTTTATTTTTTATCAATGTATCTTTTTTTGAAATTTCGAGTGATGACTCATTCAAACTTTGTTTTAATGTTTCATTATTGAGTTTAACATTCTCTACATCACTTTCCAGTTTAATAGTTGAAATACTTGAAATTTTAATTACAATATTCGAAAGGTTTGTTATTTTTGTTTGTTTCGCTTTTATATTATCCCTATCTTCTTGGTTTTTACCATTTAATTCAGATAAATGATTTATAGTTCCTATTATCGCGTTTAATTTAGTTTTATGCAACTCTTTTTTTGAAATGTCAAGTTCCTTTGTTAAATTTGTGTTTTTTTCTCTAATAGTGGCTGTGGTGTTTGTTTGTTCCTCAATTTCTAATAATGACTTGTTCACATTTTCTTGTAATATTTTATTTTTGGTTTTAAAGTTCTCTACATCGCTTTCAAGTTTAATAGTTGAAATACTTGAAATTTCATATACAATATTCGAAAGGATTGTCATTTTTTGTTGTTTCGCTTCTAGTTTATTCCTATCTTCTTGGTTTTTACCATTTAATTCAGATAAATGATTTATAGTTCCTATTATCGCGTTTAATTGATTTATACGCAACTCTTTTTTTGAATTGTTAAGTTCCTTTGTTAATGTTTGGTTTTCTTCTTTTATATTGGTTTGGGTTTCGTGTTGTTTCTTAATTGTCTTGTTTAATACAGCAGTATTGTTGATTCCAATAAGACTATTTATAGTAGATATTATTTTTTCTATTTGAGTTTTATTGATTTTATTTTGTATATCTTTTTGTTGTGCACTATTAAGATTGGTTGTATCTTTTAATTGGTTCTCTAAATATACTTGATGCGTGTTGTTTATTTTATCTATAATCGTTGCTAATTTTTGTGTTTGTTCGTTTGCTTGTACGTTTTCTTTTAGACTGGTTATTAGTTCTTTTTGTTCTTGTTCTTGTTTTTGTTGTGTATATTCTTCTCTTGACGTGTTTATATTCTCAACAAAAGATAAAAGCGATTCAGCTATCTTTTTCGCATTAGTTTTATCGAGTTCATTATATATTTCTGCACTTGAGTCTGTCTCAATTGACATATTTTTTATAAGTTACTTGTATAACATATAGAAATATTTTACTTCGTTTTGTTGGATTGTCTTTTGTATGTTCCCTTTTTTGTTTTCTTCTTTGGTTTCTTATTTAATTTCATACCTCCTTCTGGTGTTGATGGTGGTACTGGTGGTAGTGATGATAGTGTGATGTTTTTGTACATCTTAGTTCCATCGAATTCTACTAGTGTATAATTATTATCATTAATATCAAATTCCTCACTACTTACCTTATAATTTCCTACGGTTAAATCATCATTCAAATACACATCTAATCTTAAATTTTCACCACCAACTTCGGCAAGTGTGGCTTGTAAAATATCTACGGTAAAATTTGTTTCCGACACATCTGCGGGAGATACTACCCTCTCCTTACTTATATATATAGATTCATTGTTCTCATTTCCTTTGATACTCATATCCTCATTTAATAATAATACAAGATGAGTGTATGTTTGTTCTGCCATTATATATGATATACCAAGACTTTATTTTCTGTTTTTTACACTCTTTCTAAATAAACAATTGTTTGGTCTTTTTTTCTTATTTCGTTTTTGGGTTTTTCTTCCACCCACCCACGCCACCTTCTTCTTTTTATTCTCGGTTTTGTCAAAATAATTATAACTTTCATATTCTATTATAGTGTTTTTTACTAATTCATCTATCTCTTCCTGTTTTACTGTGGGTGCATAGTTTCCCTGGTCCTCATTTCTTTCTTTAATCGCACTACTTATTCTAGATTTTATATCTTCCACTTTTACTATTGGTTCAAATGTTTCCGTCGGATCCTGAATAAACTTTATTATTCTATCTATTATAATGTATAGACCTACTGCGTGTTCTTTCATATTTGTTTGAGTATTTCCAAAAATTGTATTATTATCACCATATGTATTCAATCGTTTTACTGCGTTCTTGAGTGAATTAATAACTTTGTCTGGTAAATTTATTTTAGTTTCCTTAAAATCGTTAGAAAATTTCGTTGCGGTCTTTATTGTAGCTCCAATAGTACTAAAATGTTCTTTTCTAATTAATATATATAAATGTTTTTGCATCGTTTGTAATATAAAAACAGCCTCCTCCTCCGCCTGCTTGTCGTCAGCTTCTTGTTTTTTCTTTTCCTCCTCCACCTGCCTGTCGTCAGCTTCTTGTTTATTTTTCTTTTCCGCATCAACCGCCTTCTGGGCGTCAGCTTCTTGTTGTTTTTTCTTTTCCGCATCAACCGCCTTCTGGGCGTCAGCTTCTTGTTGTTTTTTCTTTTCCGCATCAGCCTCCATCTTGGCGGCCTCATCCTCCTCAGCTTTCTGGTCAACCGCCTTCTGGGCGTCAGCTTCTTGTTGTTTTTTCTTTTCCGCATCAGCCTCCATCTTGGCAGCCTCATCCTCCTCCGCTTTCTGGTCAACCGCCTGCTTGGCGTCAGCTTCTTGTTGTTTTTTCTTTTCCGCATCAGCCTCCATCTTGGCAGCCACCATATTTCCACTTCTTATACGTATAATTGCGGACCTAACGCCCTCACTATTGATATTAGTTTGTGGAGTTGGGTTTCCATCTTCTATAGTTGTATTTAATTCTGAACTAGAGAACCCATCATCTATTTTTGTAATACCCCATTTTTTTATTATTGAATCAAACGCAAACGTTACTACTAATTTATCGGACGGAACTAAATGTTCTAATAATTGTGTTTCTATATTATCGTTGGTTAAAAATGTGTATTGTTGCTCACCCCAGGTTGCCATAATTGAATGTTCGAGAACCTCATATATTGTCTTATTTTCGATTTTTTGAAAAGTGAAGATAATAGAGCGTGATTTATCAGCTGTTATGTTATTCATTTTATTATTTATAATAGATACAACATCACTTACTTTTTGTATGTCAGTTCCATATAATTTGTTAGCATATTCATTTATATTAATACGGTTTGTTTTTTTGGCACCCTTCCCTCCTTGTTGTTCTTGTAAATCACTCATAATACCTGGTTATAGACCCGTGAGAAAAAAATTTATTCATAATACTGTCTATCCAAAAAATTGAAATATTTAAACCCAGTGTCTAAATAGCATCCAACGAATTCAATATGAATACAATTGCTCCTATCTCCCTCCCGCAATGCGGAAAAATCCTGGTATTCGACGTCGAAACCACAGGACTTTTACCTAAAAAGAACTTCTCACCCGTTCCTACCCCGCTCACCGAATATCCACATATTATACAGCTTAGTTTCGCGTTATATGACATAAAACAGAACTGCATTGTATCTCAATACGACTCTTATGTCAAAATCGACCCAACAATCGACATTTGCGATAAAATCCGAGATCTAACCGGTATTACCCCTACCATATGCGAGAAACAAGGACGTCCCATTATCGAAGTGCTAGACGAATTCAACCGAGCATACAAGGAATGCGACGTATTGGTCGCACACAATATGGATTTTGATATCACGATGGTCCAAACCGAAATCAAGCGAAATTATGAATCTATTATTCGGTCATCGTCGCCCAATATTATCACCACGTTCAACCACGAATATGAAGAAACTATCGGCATGGTTCGCTATTGCACCATGAAACACAGCGTCGACCTATGTAGCATTTGGGTTCAACCACAAGACCCTAAAAAGAAACCCTGGAAAAAGTGGGCAACGCTCGCACAATTGTATGCGAAATTGTTTGACGGGGGCACCGTAGACGGACTACATAATTCTATGGTAGATGTATTGACCTGTTTGCGGTGCTACTTGAAAATGAGATATGACCGTGATGTCGCCCTATAACATTGTAAAAATTATTATTGATATAAGCAGTATATTGCTTATATCAAATTTAGTATGAAAAAATTGTGTATCTATTGTTCTATTGTTTTTTCTTATTTATGATTTCTTTGTTTTCTTTTCTTTCGTAGAATCTTTCGTAGAATCTTTCGTAGAATCTTTCATTGTGGCTGACAAGACATACACGATTGGGTGCGTATTTAGAAAAACACAGGTCAATAGTTTTAATTGTATCCTTGACAGCAATTTATGCCGAACACATGTCGCATATTTCATCTTCTGGTTCTTCTTCTCTTCCAGAACCTAATTCTTTTTTCTCTGGTTCAATCGTAAATTGTTGTGCCTGATGCCTCGCTCTTCTCCTCAAATAATATATTCCCGTTTTCAATCCTTTCCCCCAAGAATAAAAATGCATGGAAGTGAGATTCGAATAATTCGGGTCTTCCAACCATAAATTCAAACTTTGACTTTGACACACAAACGCGCCTCTATCTGCCGCCATATCTATTAAATCGCGCATAGAGATTTCCCAAACCGTTTTATATTTCTCCTTAATATGTTCGGGCACATCTTCTAAATGTTGAATAGAACCGCTTTTCGCAATAATACTATTCTTCGTTTTTTCATTCCAAAGGTTCAATTCCAACAAATCATTCATTAAATATTTGTTTGCCAAAATAAACTCTCCTGCGATGGTGCGACGATTATAAATATTACTCGTAATCGGTTCAATACATTCATTGTATCCAAGGATTTGTGACGTGGACGCAGTTGGCATAGGTGCTACCAACAACGAATTTCGTAAACCGTGTTCTATAACCTTTTGTTTCGCGCTGGTCCAATTATACCGACTACTGGGTGTTACGTTCCACATATCAAATTGTAAAATACCCTCACTCGCAGGCGATCCATCGAATGTTTCATATTTCCCTTCACTAATCGCAAGTTCACAAGATTGTTCTAATGCGGCGTGGTAAATCGTCTCGAAAATATCCTTATTCAACTGTCTGGCATCGTCACACGAAAAAGGCATATCCATTAGCATAAAGGTATCCGCCAATCCCTGAACGCCAATGCCGATTGGGCGATGACGCATATTACTACGTCGCGTCTTTTCGGTGGGATAATAATTTACATCGATAATGCGGTTCAGATTATACGTTACCGTCTTTACAACGTCGTGTAACTTGTCAAAATCGAACGTTTGTGTGTTTTTTCCATCTACCACGGACTTATTTACAAACGCAGGAAGAGCAACACTCGCCAAATTACAAACCGCGGTTTCATTGCTATCCGAGTATTCGGTAATCTCGCAACATAGATTGGACGATTTGATGGTTCCTACATTTTTCTGGTTACATTTGTTATTGACCGCGTCCTTGTATAAAATATACGGCGTTCCAGTTTCCATTTGTGCGTCCAGTACTTGAAACCACAAATCGCGGGCTTTCATCGTCTTTCGTCCTTTTCCAGCGGCTTCATACATACAGTATAATAGATTGAACTTATCGCCATATACATCGGATAATCCGGGGCATTCATCAGGACACATTAACGTCCAATCGCCATTATCCTTAACACGTTGCATAAACAAGTCGGGCACCCACAACGCATAAAATAAATCGCGGGCTTTCAAATCTTCTTCGCCGTGGTTCTTGCGTAATTCTAAAAATGCTTCCACGTCCGCATGCCAAGGTTCAAGATACATCGCAAAACTACCGTTGCGTTTTCCGCCACCCTGATCCACATATTTTGCGGTATGATTGAATACGCGCAACATAGGAACCAGACCATTGGATGTTCCGTTTGTGCCACGAATATCGCTTCCCGAAGCACGGACATCGTGTAGATGAAGTCCGATTCCACCCGCCCATTTGGAAATTAATGCACAATCCTTTAATGTATTATAAATTCCCTCGATACTATCGTCTTCCATTGCTAACAAGTAACACGAGGACAATTGAGGATGGGGTGTTCCCGCATTAAATAGGGTAGGGGTTGCGTGTGTAAAGTATTTTTGCGACATTAATTCATATGTTTCGACAATCTTTTCCAAGTTATCGCCGTGTATTCCGACACTTACACGTAGCCACATATGTTGTGGACGTTCAATAATTTCTTTGTTTTCACGCATTAAATAAGCCCGTTCCAATGTTTTAAATCCAAAATAATCAATGAAAAAGTCGCGGTTGTTATTCACCAATTGGTCTAATTCTGTCTCGTATTTTTGAATCACTGAATAAGTGTCTTCGGAAATAAGAGGGAAACGAGAACCGTGTTTATCCACGTGATTGTATAGACGAGTCATGGTTTCATAAAATGAAGAAGATGTTTTTTTTTGGTGATTCGCAATAATAATATATCCTGCCAATTTACTGTAGTCGGGGTGTACGGAAGACATTGAAGCACATTGTTCTGCAGAGAGTTCATCGATTTTCGTGGTCGAAATATTATCGTGCAATTGGTCTATTACTTTCATTGCGAGTGACGTGTAATTAATTTGAATTTCGCGTTCTTGACCTAATGTTTTAATTCTCCTCAAAATTTTGTCGAATGAGACGATTTCTTGTCTACCGTCGCGTTTCGTTACATACATTTCATCGTGTGACATAATAATGACGTATCGAGTTATTATATATAATCATAAAAAAATATTTATATCGTTTTTTTTATCATTCTACATTCACTATTTATTCTTCCGTTACTAGGTCATCGCCCTTTTTCACAACTACAAGTGTTTCCTTGGGAACTATTTGTTTCGGGACGCGTTTTTTTGGAGCGCGATGTTGATACCCATCAACGCGTTCGTTCAAGACAATATCCCATACTTCTTTTATTTTTTTTACCGCAGTTTCAAACCATTTCGTATTTCTTTCTATTAATACACACGAATATTCGTCCAAATACCAATATAATGTTGTAAATAATACCTGTCCGTCTTTCCTTTTTTCGTCTTTCTTTTCTTGTATCCACGCATCCATTGTTTCTTTGTTCATTTCTATTGACAATGGCATATATTCATATATTGGAGAAACAAAGTCAATACTTAGTTCGCGAGGAATAAAATGGAGAATAATTCCCTTGTATTCGCGTTTATCGGTATCATTATAGAATTCGTCTTCGCTGCCGAATTCTTTAAAACGCGTTTCCATAAAATCACATTTATCAAGATTACATGTTTCCATTTGTATTTGCGTTTGGACCCAATATTCTTTTTTGGGTATACCTGTAATTTCTCGATTGAATATATTTTTTATTTCTAGCATTCTACCGTAACGCAAACTGTTTTCATTTATATTTATACCATCAGGCGATGCTCCAATAAATTTATATTCGGGGTGTTGAATGCAACCGAATTCTTCGATTGTAGCATCATACATATGTTCATATATCATTACCGTTACCGGTTCATATTTAACACCCCAGTGCATTGGACTATTGATACCGCTAAAATTACGCGGTGCGCCCATCTCATCACCGATGTTACATTTTTCATATATCAAACTATTACATTGTGCCTGTGAACCAAATACTTTCCATAAATTACTTGCAGTTATCAGGTTATTACGATACGAATACCATTCGGGCGTTCGTTGTTCGGGTTGCGGGAGTCCTCGCAAGTAAGATATTTGTGTATTTAATGTTTGTTTTAATGTTTCGTCCATCGTTATTAGTGTATCGAATGTATAACTACGCGAACGTCTGGTTTTTGTAATTATATCCTCGTATAATTCAAATATCTGTTTAACGAATGATAAAATGTTTTCGTAGTCATCTTCTATACATATTTCGGCGGACGACCACTCTTCAAATAAAATATACGCTACATCTTTACATAATGTATCAATGAATGTGGGCGAATACACTTCAACCAGGTTTTCTTGATAGTACTCGTCCAATAATTCATATATATACTGTATGATTTCACCTACATCTTCACTTGTAAGTTGGTCCATTATATTATTATCCAGAATCAAGTCTTCATCGTCGGTTTCAATAGTTGGTTCGGCGATATCTATATCGCACTCACTTTCCGCAGTGGTCGTGTTTGCCATTTCATCAAGTGTAAACATAATATTTTCTAAAAAATCGTTTGTTATCATTTATATTTGTGTCTATATTTATTCCTATATTTTTTCAATTTTGTTGTTATATTATATTTATTACTACTCCACAGTAATAATCTTGTTTCCCTTCTTTATTGCTATGTCATCCAGTATGTTTGTAAATATCTTATTGCGGAATATAGGTTCGTTTCCATTCAATCGATTATTCCCCAAACAAACCGTGCTATATTTGATTCCTTCCTCAACTAGTGGTCCCTCCTCCTCGACATGTTCCGGGTTCTCTTTCATCCATTGATACATCATCCTTTGGTAGGAAAGGTCAATCCTCCTTACAATATTCTTGGTTTTCTTGTTCTCAATATCCTTCGCCCATTTATCATTTTCTTTTACATAGATTACTTCACGTTTCACATCCGTGCATTGAAGTGGTCTGTTGTGCGGTTCCAATTTATGAAGTTCCTTTCGAAAGATATCAGTGAGTCCCGTAATGAACCCAACTTCGCCCGTATTCACATAATCCTGCGAGGTTAGTTGGATGGATTCCAAGAATTCGTCCAGATTGATTGCATCCTTGCACGTTTCATTCAAATAAAACTGTAAATTGAACTGATTATTCTGGGTATTAGTGTTGTTATTATTGTTTATTGTGTTCCCGAGAGAACCATTCTTGATTGCTTCTAAAAATTGTTTCTGTAAATCCATCATTTGTTTCTGTAATTCAACCTTTTCTCCATCGGTTTTTCGCCGGTCTTCTTCGTTTCTTAGTTGTTGTTCTTCGGTTCTTCGTAACAATTCGTTTTTTTCTTCTTCTGTTTTTCGATGTTGTTCTTCATTCTTCAATATTAATTCTTGAAACATAGTATTTTGCTCTAATAATACAGCTACCATTTCATTTTGGGGTTCGGGTTTGTCGGTTATTGTCGAACTTTTTTTAGAACTTTTTTGAGAACATATTTTTCTATGCTTACATAGACTGGATTGATGTTTATATTCGTTTCCACAATGACAAATGAAGGTTGTATTTCGTTCTAAATCATTAGTATTTCGTTCTAAATCATTAGTATTTATTAGTCGTTTATGTTTAGATGTGTTTATATGTCTATTATATTGACTATGACGGCACGTATTATAGTCACATATTTGACAATAATATTCTATTTGTTGCGTATGAACTTTTTTATTAGTATTCATTAGTATATATTTACTAAATATTTAGTTCTAAATCATTTGCCACGAAAATGACTTATTTACAAAAAAAATGATGCAGTGAAATAAAAACATAGAAAAACCAATTTTAAAGCATTTTGCAGTGAAGCCAAAAAAACACCTATTTGTAAAAAGTCGGGACCGATTTTCAAATCTGGACATTTATAAATGTCAATTACTGAAATTCCATTTGCTTTTTCAATTTACGTTGTTTTTCAATGGGTATGTGATTGTGTCTAATATTATTGATATTATCATAAAAAACAATGTTTTTACGTAAAAAAATGTGTAAAAAAATATGATAGAAGTATAATAGTCTTATGAATGAAACAAAAAAATTAACAATAGATTTTACACCAAAAAAAGAAAAAAAGGAGTCGCAACGAGAACCCATAAAACCAAAAGAAAAAATCAAAAGGATAATAACAAATACAGAGCAATGGTGTTTTGAAGAGTGTGATTTAACGAATGAAAAGCAATGGGAATATATAAATCAAATAGTAGAAGGAAAAATAAATGTAGAGAACAAAAACTCGTGTGATATTATAATAAAACAACTCAAGAGAAAGATAGTCGGTTATCGTAGTCAAGATGTAGTAAATAAGAAATTAAATCGAGAAACACTTGTAGATTTAGAAACAGTATTACAATTATTATATAAATGTGAGAACAAATGTTATTATTGTCAAAACTCTTGTTTGGTTCTCTATGAATATGTGAGAGATAGAAAACAGTGGTCGTTAGAAAGAAAAGACAATTCAATAGGTCATAATAAGGGAAACTTGGACATAGCGTGTTTAGAATGCAATGTCCGTAGAAAAACGATGCATCAAGAACGATATGTATTTACAAAACAAATGAGTATAGTAAAAAAAGAATAAAACCTAAAACAAAATAGAATAATGGTTATGTAACAATGTAGATGGAAGAAACACAATCAGATATATTAGAATATCATAAACCGTTAGTAGAAAGGCTGGATTTTTTTTACAAATCGAAGAAAATCCCCCATATAATATTTCATGGTTCTTCCGGTTGTGGAAAGAGAACAATTTTGAATCATTTTATCAACAAGATATACAATAATGACAAACGAATTATAAAGGCAAACGTGATGTATGTGAATTGTGCGCATGGAAAAGGGATTAAATTTATTCGTGAAAAACTGAAATTTTTTGCGAAAACCAATATTTTATCAAATAACGGGGTATTATTTAAGTCAATAATTTTAATGAATGCGGACTATTTAACAATCGATGCTCAATCGGCTCTGCGCCGATGTATCGAATTATTTAGTTATAATACGCGTTTTTTCATAACATTAGAGAACAAACAGAAACTAATGAATCCAATATTGTCTCGTTTTTGTGAAATCTACATACCTGAATATACAGTAAACGGAGAAGTATCAAATTTCCATCAGCATTATATCAAAAAGGCAATCCCAACTGTGCGGTTGGAGAGTAACGTATTGGATGACGAAATGACAAAAATATATAGAGAAGAGGTAGTGCAACATAGCGATTTGATAAGTGTATCGGAACGATTATATGAGGGAGGAATAAATTGCGTAGACTTGATTTCTTGGATAAAAAAAACGGACTTGATAGAAGATAAAAACAAATCGACATATGAATTAGAGTTTAATATCATTCGTTCTGAATTTCGTTGTGAGAGATTATTAATATTCTACATATTGAATAATATATTCTTGCGTTCAGAGAACGATATAAAAAGTATAATAGGAATATAATTACAATGGACGATTTTGTACTTGCGAATTTGAATGAATCTCGTAATGAATGGTGTAGTCGTTTAGTAAGTATAATGACCCCGGTAATAACAAGTGGAATTCGCTCAATATTTAATGAATCGTGGAATATGTGTGTAGAAAACGACGAAGCAAACAAGTATTTAATGACATTTCAGAATTTATTGTCCCGTGTTCCCAAATGGAATAATAATATTATAGAGGAGGAACGAATCCGTATAATAGAAAGAAGTGGTTGCAACTATTTAGAAGATTTGATAACGTGCGTCCATATTATTCAGTTAAAGGTATTGACGTGTATCCGCGTGGGAAATAAACAGAAAAAAATCGATATTTCAGTTCCGAAATTAGATACCTTCATTCATAAAATCTATATTAACGTAGCGCGCAAGGTGTATGCGAATATATACTTGTTTGAAAAGAATCTATCCCCTTTACAATATCAAAAAACCAATCGCGAATTAGAAAATATAATCCAAGAGTGCATCTTGATTTCGATTCGCGAAAGTATTCCAACTGAGGCTATTATTCGTGCATATATGGACGAAAATGTAGAGCACGAGGAAGAAGTAGTGATTGAGAATATCACGGAAGAAGATCCTAGTATAAAAGAAGAAGTTAAAAATGCTCCCGAAACTGTCAATTCACAAGATTATTCCGAGCCGGAAGTGAAAATCGATACGAGTGGTGAAATGACAATAGTGCCTACTATTCAAAATGTGAATACCGAAGATGTAGTAACGAAATTATCTTTTAATGATATAGATAAAGTGTTAGACGAAGAAGACGATATTAAATCTGTGACCGCACCAAAAGCAATAGAACATTTAGAGTTGTTAAGTACTTCCAGAAGTTTAGAACGCAAGTTTGATGAATTAGACGACGATGAAAACTTTAAAATTACCGACACGGATGTTTCAACGAGTTTTTTAGACATAGATAATTTAGATAAGGAGGTCGTCCAAAACAATGAATTCAAATTGAATGATGTGGAAGAATTGTATTAGACTGCGTAAAAATGGGATAATATACATCTATAAAAGATATATATATTGTGAAAATGGAAACCGTATTTGTAATATCAGTTGTAATCACATTTATTTTCTTTATTATGAAGGTGTTGGAAATGAAATATATACAAAAGGAAATCCGTCCATTAAAGGATACAATACGCGATTCTGTAATCGTGTTGGGCAGTTCAGTGGTATCACTATCCTTATTTTATTATGCGGGAGGGTCATTGAATGACTTTTTCAATATTCTTACGGATAAAAAGACATTGAATCCTTCAGCGACAGAGATATTTACGGGAGAACCTGGGTTCTAAATAAGACGAATGAAAATTATTTCACACCAACTGTGATTATCTTTCAATAGTGTATACTATGAATAAAATTCAACGTAGATTCCTATATTTTTTAGTTGGTTGCATTGGTTCTCGCATTATGATAACTCTTGTTGCCAAAAACATTGACAGTAAATATTTACCTATGTTAGGATATATTGCGCTTGTGCCTGCGGTAGGATTTCTCTATATCTATGTAACTGGTTCAAGAAAAGTGGGTATTGAAGTTGGGGGTGATAAAATATGGTGGAATTCCCTGAGACCACTACACTGTTTTCTATATTTATTATTTGCGTATAATGCTATAATGAAAAATAATCAATCTTGGAAGATTTTAGCACTGGATGTATGTATTGGACTTTTGGCATTTATTTTGCATCATTTCAAGGAAAACAACTTTGACAAACTTCTGTAATTTGCGGGAGAACTTGGGTTAGTAGATAATCCGTGTGAAAAGTATTTCACACCAACTATGATGTTGTTGTGAAAAAGTATAGATATAATCCGGTTTATTATGTAAGCAAAAAGTATATGGGTCTGGATATATTTGTAGATGAATTTAGAAAGAATGGAAAAACATATTTGGAAAATATGGATGAAACCAAATTGGTGAAAATAATTCAAAGGTTGAATGATGCGTATTATAATAATACACCTGTGTTAAATGACAATGAATATGATATAGTAAAGGAATACGCAGAAGTGAAATATCCAAAAAATACGGTATTATTCGAAATAGGCGCTCCAGTGGTAAAACATAAAACCGCGCTTCCGTATGCGATGCCTTCAATGGATAAAATAAAACCAGATACAATGATCTTAGAGAATTGGATGAAAAAATACAAAGATACATACGTAATTTCACATAAATTGGATGGTGTAAGTGGATTATATAGTACGGAAGGAACCGCGCCGAAATTGTATACGCGTGGAAATGGAACAGTAGGACAAGATGTAACGAATTTATTGCGTTATATGAATTTACCAAAAAAAGAAAATGTAGTTGTTCGCGGTGAGTTTATTATACCGAAGGATATATTTGAAAAAAAATACAAAACTAAATTTTCAAATGCGCGAAATTTGGTTTCGGGTATTATAAATAGCAAGGAACAAGATGAAAAGATACGCGACGTTCATTTTGTAGTATATGAGATGATTGTTCCGCATATAAAACCATCAGAACAAATGAACGAAATAGAAAAATACGGATTTGAAAAAGTGGTGAGTCAAAACACAAATACATTGTCAAATACCTTTTTATCAGATTACTTACTCGAATCACGAAAGACAAGTGAATATGAAATAGATGGAATTATTGTATCCCACGATGATGTATATGAACGAACCAATAAAAACCCGGAACATGCTTTTGCGTTTAAGATGGTAATAACGGATCAAGTAGTTGAAGCGAAAGTAGTTGATGTGATTTGGACGGCGAGTAAGGCGGGATACTTAAAACCGAGAGTGCGTATAGAACCAGTTAGAATCGGTGGTGTAAAGATAGAATATGCTACCGGTTTTAACGCAAAATTTATAGAACAAAATCAAATCGGTATAGGTGCGGTGATACGTCTAATTCGCAGTGGCGATGTGATACCATATATTCAGTCGGTAACCGAGAAAGCCGAACACGCGAAAATGCCCGAGGTTAAATACCATTGGACGGATACACGTGTAGATATAATATTGGATGATTTGGCATCAGATGAGACCGTAAAATTAAAAAATATAACAGAATTTTTCACAAAATTGGGTGTAGATGGATTATCAAGTGGAAATGTAAAACGTATAATGGAAGCGGGATATGATAGTATTGAAAAAATAATCAAAATGAAAAAAGATGATTATGAAGAGGTCCGTGGTTTCAAGGAAACCATGATAAATAAAATCCACGATGGAATACATAGTAAATTAGAACAAGCTTCATTGATAGATATTATGGTAGCGTCTAATTTATTAGGTCGTGGTTTAGGAAGTCGTAAAATAACACCGATAATGGATATGTTTCCCGACATATTATTTGAAAAGGAAAGTGATGAAACAAAGATCGAAAAAATATTACAAGTGAAGGGAATAGGTAAGGAAAACGCGAAAAGTTTTGTATCAAATATAGAGAAATTTAATACGTTTCTAGAACTATGTAATCTGAAATTGAAATATTCATCAGTAAAAAAAACGAGTACGACTGTAAAAAATAGTTCAGAAACGAAAAAGAATACAACTGTAAAAAATAGTTCAGAAACGAAAAAGAATACGACGGTGAAACAAAAAAAGAGTCCAGATATCAATGACGACCTGTATGGTAAAAATATAGTAATGACAAAGGTTCGCGATAAAGAAATAATCGGGCATATCGAAAAAAATGGCGGAAAAATGGAGGATACTGTAAATAAAAATACATATTTGGTGATAACAAAGTCGCACGACGATACAAGTAACAAAATTCAAAAAGCAAATGACTTACATATACCGATATACACAGTATCTGAATTCACAAACAAATATGTAAATAAAGAATAAATAACTATATACAGAAATGGAATATTTCAAACCAGGTGACATGATATACAAAATAAAATATTCCGGTGAAATAGAACAAGTGGATTATTCGCAAATATATGTAATACTTGCGGTCCGAACTACACGGGTCGGTAAACATTCTGTACGCGTCAAGGCTCTGTTGGATGATAAAAGCGAATGTATATTATTAGAGAATAATAAGATGTATGTTGAGAAAATAATCACCGGATGTTGCGTATGTAGTTAGTGGTGTGGTTTATTTTGGTTTCTTATCAAAACACGGTATACCGCGTATGACATCAATATTGTCTGGCAATTCAGAAACCTGTATATAATTCGCTACATCATCTGCGATATACAACGTATATGGTATATCTGCGTTATTTACCGCACATTTACTCGTCCATTTATCAAGTTTTAATACTTCATTTAGACCTCGTATTCTACCGATTACCCCCAAATGTTCGTTCGGTCTTTTTCCGGGTTTGCCATTAGTATGTTTGATTCTCCATTCACACGATAGCGCGTTTCGATGATCGATAAAACCGGTGAGTAAAGCATATATTTCCCAACCTCCACCGCGTCCGTGTGTATATCGTGCTCCACCTGTGATTTCTTCATTATGTTGTCGTAATCTACGTCGCGGGTCATTTGTAGATCCATTGTAGGTGAGATGTTTGTACTGATATTGTTTGTTTCTCAATATATAACAATACCATTTTTGCGTTTCTTCTTTGACTTCTTTGACTTCTTTGACTTCTGTTAAGTATGTTTCGTCCATTATATTTTGGTAGTATAGTATCAAAATATATTATTCTTATAATGTAACCGAAAAATTGAATAGATATTAAATGAATATAAGTTCATAAAGATTATGAGTACCACTCTTATTAGGAACAAATTTTTGGAACAAATTAATTTGATGGATTTTCAAAGGGTAAACGAATATAGTAATTACATCTTAGGAATTGTCGGAATATATCTATTATGGATTTCGGTCCATTATATAACCCCACATTTGTATGTATATTTCTGTGTTCCACCTACGATTATTGGGTTGTTAATGTCCCCATTCACCTCAACCATGCCCCACTGTCAAGGACTGAGATGGTTGTTGTACACAAGTTCAGATAGTATAAAAGCAATGTGGTTTGTATTAAGTGCGTGGTGTTTTGGGAAAATCCAAAATTATATGACAACAAGCGAAAAGAATATTTTGAATACAGAAGAAAATAAGGAAAATAAGGAAAATGAGGAAACTAAAGAAAAATCGAACTAAATAAAAATCCATTCATCATTTTTGGTTGTTACATTTGATACGACGGGTAAGAATCGATATCTTGTATATTTTTTATATCGGTATAAGAATCAATAGCATATTTATTAAAAAAAGGAAACTCTAATTGTTTTTCGGGTCTATGATTATGAACTGTTCGTGCGATCATTTTATATAGTTTGAATTCGGGATATCTATCCTCGCCATTTGATTTATATAGAACATTTTTATTATTATCATCTTTGCACCATCTATCAATAGTGTGTTGTAGTTCATTCATATCGTCAGATTCTTCATCTTGAATAATAAAGTCATATATAGAACATCCAAGACGACATAAGTCAAAACTACAGTTTGGTTCGAGTAATGGTTTCGAAGTATTCATAAACGGTTCGCAATTATATTGTGTAGCTGCATCTCCACCTGGTGCAAAACTGTCACTGCAAAATGTGTTTCCTTTGAACTTATAAATCGCGCGTCCAAAATCAATCATTTTGAAAATCTTACCGTGAGTAGGAACAGAATAAACGATTTTATTGTATTTATAATATAAATGTGTGATATCTGTATTTACGTACATAATATTATTTGTATGTAGGTCATTATGTGTAAAAGAAAACATTTTTTGGAATGTAATAAGTATCATGACAATTTGAAATAATGCGCTTGATATCAGTTCTTGTGAAAGAACGTGTGTTTCAAATAATTCATCTAATGTGCCGTCGCATTTTTCAAGGCATATTAATTGAACCGGAAATTGATTTATGTATGCGTTTTCAACAATAGTTGCTTCTGAAGATGAATCCGAATGTTCCGAACTATCAGTTTCCCAAGAAGATTCTTCATCGTGTTCTTCATCTTGTTCTTCATCCTCGTCTGTGCTGTAATTTAATTCACTGTCATTAGAACTGTCATCTGAAGATACAGTTTCGATTTCATCATTCGTTTGTTCGTTGTCAGACGTTTTTAATTCTACAGAGTAAATCGTTTCAATATTGCCGATAGCGTCATTGTCAATAGTTTCATTATTAAATTCATTGTCAATAGTTTCATTATTAAATTCATTCTCCATTTTTTCAACCAAATTATCGATATTCATCTCATCACCAATCTCTAATGTGGCTCTATATTTGCGCGAACCATCCGTATCATTTTCATAATCATTGTTGGTTAGTTCATACATTGTTTGATTATAATTGAAAAAAGTAGAAGTATGTAAATAATCAATATCGTCCGAAATATCCATTTTATATTTGTTTTGAATACCTAGATAACTTCCGTAAAAGTCTATTCCATTCACAAAATTATGATGGTTTAGGGCAATGCTTGATAAGAAATTAAAAAAACAATCTACATAAGCGCAATTATTTACATCATTGAATTTCGGTAAAACGTGCGTTTCATTGTTATTCACTGGATAGGAGGGTAAATTTGATAAAATATCGGTGTGTTTTTCATATTTTCCAATCAAATATCTAATCGGGTCGACCAGTGGCGAGAACTTAATAAATGTTTGTTTCGTTTCTCTCTCTGATGTATGTGTATTTACAACAGTATTCATATCGATAAAATGTTTTTTATGATTGAACTGAATCGAATTATAGTTGTTTTCAGTGAGTGAGAAAAACGTGTTATATGTAGGATGATAGTTTTGCAATTTGCTAATACGAAATGGGTTATAGTCAAAATTATTGTCTTCAATCGAATAAATATAATTATCTTCTAAATATTTTAATGCCGGCAAAGACGTTTTGTAATAATTCAAAGAATGCGAATCCATAATAAGAATCGAATATAGTTTTTAATACCATATTATTATGAAATATTAAACCCAATTACTATGTAAATGCGTAAGAATGATATTTAGGGAAATGTAGTACTAATATAAAGATGACACTAGAATTAAAAAAATTCAATATGCGAGATATTACATTCAAACCGGAGGAGAATAAAGGACCAGTAATTGTGCTGTTAGGACGTCGTGATACAGGAAAGTCATTTTTGATAAGAGATTTATTATATTATCATCAAGATATTCCAATAGGAACCGTGATGTCTGGCACGGAAGCTGGAAACGGATTTTATGCGGAACACGTCCCTAAATTATTTATTCATCACGAGTTCTCTACAGTTTTGGTAGAGAATGTGTTGCGTCGACAAAAACAGGTGCTTAAACAAGTTAATAAAGAAATCAAACAGTATAATAAAACAAAGATAGATCCGCGAGCATTTGTAATTATGGATGATTGTTTATATGATTCAACGTGGACGAGAGATAAAATGATGCGTTTGTTATTTATGAATGGGCGTCACTGGAAAATTATGTTAATTATTACGATGCAATACCCTCTTGGAATACCGCCAAATTTAAGAACGAATATCGATTATGTATTCATATTAAGAGACTCCTATCTTTCAAATAGAAAACGAATATGGGAAAATTATGCTAGTATGTTCCCAACATTAGAGGCATTTTGTGGAGTAATGGATCAAACCACCGAAAATTACGAATGTTTGGTGATTAACAATAATTCGAAATCTAACAAATTATGTGACCAAATTTTTTGGTATAAAGCAGAAACCCATCCACCTTTTAAATTGGGTTCAAAGGAATTTTGGGAGTTATCTAAAAACATGGGTTCGGATTCTGAAGATGAAGAATATGATCCATCGAAAGGAAAGAAGCGGTCTGGTCCAGCGATTAATGTGAAAAAAACAAAATGGTAAAAAAAACAATATATACATTTTTATTTTATTTTTTTATCCTGGTCCACCTTGTCATATATCAGTTGCGTTTTCCAATGCGTTTGTATCAGTGTCAATATTGGAGGGAGTTGTAATTTCACTAGGAACAAGCCGATTGATGATATACTCCGTTTCACCAGGAATAAGTCGATCGAGTCGATTCATATACTCTATTTCACCAGGAATACGTCGATTGATATACTTTTTTTCACTAGGAATAAGTCGATTGATATACTCTCGTGATAAAGTGATATTTTCAGATTCTTCGTTTATTGATAGTGTTGAAATATCCGGAATGGATGCTTCGTTAAATGGTTCTCGTTCTATTATAGAACATTCTGATTCTGTAACAAAATTATATTCGTCCACGTCTGGGGTTTCTCCTGAATAAGGGTTTTCATTGGATGGGTTACGATCAATAAAACTATACACAAAATCCTTTATTCCTTCGTCATCAAATTCAAGATCTGCCAATGTAAGTGGTGCCATTGTAATATCATCATTCGTTTCTTCCTGATGGTTCAAAAGAAGGTCATCTGATGTAAGTGTTCCTATTGTAATATCGTCCGCATCCGCATCATCAGCATCATCAGCATCATCAGCATCCACATCGTCCGCATCATCCACATCGTCCGCATCCACATCGTCCGCATCCACATCGTCCGCATCCACATCGTCAGCATCGTCAGCATCCACATCGTGAGCATCCGCATCGTCAGTATCCGAATCATCATTTATTCTCCAATCGAATACATCAGTTGTAAATTTATCTTGTAACGACAAATGAGAGTTCAAATATACAATAG